GTATTACAAAAACTCTTTCAGTCGTTAGACTGCTTAAAGAAAAATTGTTAATACACTTGCTGTATATTTGCGAGGCACGCTTTTGCGATAAATCCTCATCAAATTTACAGGACACTATGCCGATCGATAGTAGCAACATTCTCGGGATAATAAACGAAGAGGAAGTAGTCAGGGCAGCGATAGCTACTAGCGCTACTCGGACTAATTCTGAACTTCATAGAACTGTTTGTGAACAGATTCGTGAGCAGTTCTTGGATACTGTAGAAAATCAAAAACAAAAAAAGAAAATAGATGTAAGGAGGGATCTAACTCAGGAACAATTGCAAACATTGAATGAGTTATATCCGGAGAGACATATTGTTACGAGTGGTTGTGAGAGAGGTACGCACAGCTTTGCTGCAGCTTCGAGGAAGATTGAAACAGATTTGTTATTGAGTAGGATGCCGAAGAATGCCAATGTTTATGACATTGGTGGTAATTGGGCTACTCATCTGAAAAGAAAAGACACTCGGAAAGTTCATTGTTGTTGTCCGGTGCTCGATTTTCGTGACGCGCAGCGAAAAACAACTCGGTGGCTTTCGGTGGAGAAATTCCTGTCGGAGAAAGATAGCATATCTGAACACTGCGGGCAGAAGGTGTTAGAGATTCAGGAAGATGAAGATCGGATCTCAAACAACTTGAGGAAAGGTGCTGTGGCTCCGGAAGATTTGACTGGTCGTTGGTACTGTGAGAACAGGTTCGAAGACTGTGTGTACAGGGCGGAGAAGGCTTATGGTATGGCTATTCATAGTATTTATGATATATCCCTTGATGATTTGGTAAACGCAATGGAGGAGAAGAGGATTAAGTATCTGGTGGGTACTTTCCTTTTCTCTGTCGAACTTTTTCTTGGGAAAAAACGGGGGGAATTGACATCTGTCGATGGTTTCTTTGAAATTGACGGTGGTAACGTCAAATATGGGTTTTATGATGACACGAATTGCGGTTACAGGCACGATCTGCAGCAGCTGATGGAGTATTTGACTAAGACTTTCGTTAAGGCGAAAGGTGGTTCAGTCTTCTATCTTGAGTTGACTGAGCAGCGAGGTGACGTAATGTTCTTTTCGCTGACTGATGCCACAGAGGCTAGAATGCATGGCGTTGTTGAAGACGAATCGTTCAAATGTATACCTATTGAGAGCAAAGACAGTGTGGTTTTTCCTTTGTTTGAATTGAACAAGAAATCTGACGAGTTGGAGTTCACTGAAGTCTTGTTGCCAAAGTCTTTTGTGAGGCGCACTATAGAATATACAGCTCGATTAAAAACTAATCAGTTGAATCCAGAGACGGTGAACAGTTACCTGACTTCAACCAATAATACTGTTATTATTGGTGGATCTGCAAAAAAAACTGTTGAAAAAGTTGATGCGATGCTTATACCTCAGATTACTACAACTCTGATCGTATGGACTGAATTGATGAATGCGAGGCAGAAGAAAGTGTTAGACAGGTTGAGGATCCAAATGAAGGACGACGTTGGTTTCATGGCGTTGGCTCACGCTTCTTTTTCGAAGATGTTCGGGAAGGTGAGTTTCTATCAGAAAGCGTTGCGGTCTTATGCTAATTGGATCTCTTACTGTCATGGAACAGATGCTATCGAGTTTAAGAACGTGCCCTTGTACGTTGAGGTTAAAGATCGCGTTAAGATGTGGAAACAACACGCCCCTAATCACGGTTTCTCTTTTGATCTGGAAGACTTGGATGAGAAGATACAATTGTACAAGGAAACAGAAAGAGAAAGGAAAGCGATAAGCGAGTTTGTTGTTTCTGATAAATTGGGCGATCTTTCAGCGGCTGTGTGCGAGAAGGAAGCACGGGAGGTGTCTGTAGAGTATCGCGATCGTCGTCGGAAAGTTGAGGCTACTGATTTGCGAAATGGTGAGGTATTCACCAATTTTGTGGATGAGTGGTGCAACAAGGAAGATCATTTTAACCATGTGCATATTGAAGTTGAAAACAAATATTCTCTTTTGGTCAAGATTGTCATAGCGGTTTGGGAAGCTATAGTACCACCTATGCAGTTTGCACCAGTTTATATTGATGATGAAGAAAGAGATCCTTCAGATGCTGAAAGCGTGGTAGAGTTGGATCTTTCAGAAACCGATGATGGAAGTGGTAAGGGCGATTACGCTGAAAAACCTGGCAGCGTGGAGAAAGCTGAGAAACCAATTGAAGCGAGGGTTTCTTTAGAGAAAGGGAAAGAAAAAGTCGAGGTGGAAGACTCGGCGATTCGACGCGGTAGTGGTTCATCGTCACCAGACTCAGAAACGTCAATGGAGGATGAGCTGGTAAGTGATGGTGAATCTCTTTTTGGGAGATCCTGTCAGGCGACTATCTATTCGTCCACAAGTTTGTATGGATCAAGCGAAGACGACACATCTGTAGGGTCCGCATCTTCTGAAATAGATTCAAGGGTCTTAGAAGCTGTGGAAGCTGCCATTGACGAGATGGAAAAGGAAGTGTCGGCGGAAGTCTTAGCTGCTGTGGTGGTTGTGACTGAATCTAGCGAACCTGAAGTTTCTGAGGTCGTGGTTGAAAACGCGGCGACAGTCGAATGCAAGGAACAGGTTGTAGTTGATACTACAGACTCTGAAAGTGATGAGGAGCGCGCGAAATCTTGGGGTTCTATGGCTGAGGAAGAAAGTGACGACACCTTCTATATGAACACAATGCTTATTTCGAATAAGGTGCAGAGAAGTTCGTTACCTAAGCAGCCAGATTTCAACAAGTATAATACAGTGCAGCAGAAAGCTAAACAGGAGTATCTGTGGTACTTGCGATGCAAGATGATTTCTGACAGAACTACTCTTAGGAGTATTATCGAAGATCATTTGAATGGGTTGTATCACAATGGAAACTGCGATCTACCGAAGAATTCGTGTTTTTTGGACTACACTAAGAGTGTCGGAGGGGAGTGGTTATATGCTAAACCGCTGAAGGCCGGTCATTGTTACGGTGTTGGTTTTTCTCTGAATTCTAAAGGTAAGATTGGTAAGTGTGAACTGCTGAAGCTGATGTGGGACGTTGATGCGAGAGGACAGCCTTTGGAAAGGCCGTTTAACACAAAGATGTTTCAATTTGTGTTACTGAACGATCTCACTTTCCTGATGAACGAAATGATCATATTCAGGAATCTTCAAGACACTTTGCAGCGCAAGGAGCGGACTAAGCAAGCGAGTATTGTACTCAAGGATGGTGTTCCTGGATGCGGTAAGTCGACGTGGATCTTGAACAATGCTAACTACATTAAGGATGTGGTCATTTCGGTCGGTAAGGAGGCGAAGGAGGATTTGAAAGAGAAGTTCATGAAAAAATACAAGTGCACCGAGAGTGAGCTAGGTAGGATAAGGACCGTTGATTCGTATTTGATGCATGATTGCGGAAAAAAACTGAGGGCAACCACAGTGCATTTCGATGAAGCTCTGATGACTCACGCTGGCGCAGTGTATTTTTGTGCTGATCTACTTGGGGCGAGGAAGGTCATCTGCCAAGGAGATTCGCAGCAGATACCTTTTGTGAACAGGGTGGAGTCTATCAAGTTGCAATTCGCAAAACTGGTCATTGACAAGACGGATCTCATCAGGATGACCTATCGATCGCCTATAGACGTAGCGCACTACCTTAATTATAAGTCATTCTACACAGGCGGGAGAATTACAACTAAGAATGAGGTGGTGCGTTCGATGAGCGTGGTCGGTCCAAGGAATGTGAGACCGATGACTTCGGTGTATTCCGTGCCGTACGTGCCTGGTGTGCAGTACTTGACTTTTACTCAAACTGAGAAGGATGATCTGTTTAAAGCATTGAGGTCAAAAGGACATGTTAATGTTAACACTGTGCATGAGACTCAAGGTAAGACTTTTGATGACGTCATTCTCGTCCGTTTGAAAACCACGGAAAACGAGATATATCCAGGTGGACGCAACTCTAAACCCTACACTATTGTGGGTCTGACTAGACACAGAAGGTCTTTGGTCTACTACACTGCTATTGAGGACAGGTTATTCTTTGATCTCACAGAAATGCGTGGTGTGATGGAAGACAAGCTGTTGAAGAATCTTAACGTGGAGAACGGGAAATGACGGTTTGGGTCGAAGTATGAATCAATTTTGACCTGTGACCGTGAAGTAAAAGTTCCTGATACTGGTGATTTAGTCACCATTCAGGATTTTTATGATCGGGTTTTTCCAGGTAATTCAACGGTGGATTCTTACTTCGACGGGTATGAGGTTGCGACAACTGATATCAGTATTGAAGTCGAAAACTGCACCGTTCATACGAATAAGAATACTAAGGTTTGGCAGGAGAAACAGGGTCTAGTACCTGTTATGCGGACTGCTATGCCTGAAAAAAGGCAGAATGGTATGGTTGAGTCACTGCTGGCGCTGAAGAAGAGAAACATGGCTGCACCCAAACTGCAGGAGGCAGTTAATGAGTTTGAGGTGATCGAACACACGATTGATCGTGCGAGAACTATATTTCTGAATGAAGATCTGATTGACACTACACCGGCATCCACTGTTGAATCTAATATGCGATGGTGGGAAAAGCAATCGTATACTGCAAGGAAGCAGCTGCTGAGTGAGACGAAGATACTTCATGAGATAGATGTATGCACATATAATTTCATGATCAAGAATGATGTGAAACCGAAAATGGATTTGACACCTCAGTCTGAGTACGCGGCCCTGCAAACCGTTGTATATCCAGACAAGATTGTAAACGCTCTTTTTGGGCCTGTGATGAAGGAGATCAACGAAAGGATTCGTTATGCTCTTAAGCCGCATGTAGTTTACAATTCTCGAATGAATGCTGAAGAACTGAACCGGACTGTTGAATTTCTTGACCCGGAGGAAGAGTACCAGTCTTTTGAGATTGATTTCTCGAAATTTGATAAATCCAAGACTTCGTTGCATATTCGAACTGTGATCGAATTCTACAAACTTTTTGGCTTAGAGGAGATGTTGGCTTTTTTGTGGGAGAAATCGCAATGTCAGACCACTGTGAAAGATCGTCTTAATGGTATAACGGCATATTTGTTATACCAACAAAAGTCTGGCAATTGTGATACCTACGGCTCGAACACTTGGTCGGCAGCATTGGCTTTGTTGGAAACTATGCCATTGGAGAAGGCCAAGTTCATGATTTTTGGGGGAGATGATTCACTCATCTTATTCCCAAAGCAGCTTTGTGTCGAAGATCCATGCAGGAGGTTAGCATCACTGTGGAATTTTGATTGTAAGTTGTTTGATTTTCAGCACAACATGTTCTGTGGAAAATTTTTGCTGAAAGTCGGAGATAAGTTCAAATTTGCACCTGATCCTTTGAAGTTGATGACTAAAATGGGGCGCAAAGATATAAAAGATGGAGCGTTGCTTTCTGAGATTTTCGTATCCATTGGAGACAATTACAGGGCATACCGCGATTATAGGATTATTGAGCAGCTCGCTCCCGCTGTGCGAGAGCGATACAGGACTGGTGAGGACCCTACTGCTGCTCTGATTGCATTGAAGAAATACATCTTCAGTTTTGAGTTGTTCGCTAAAGCGTTTAATTATTATGGTAATTTTGTGGTGAGTAAGGTGACTAGAGACTTTGAATGGTAATCGAGGTCTGTGTTGTTTTTCTTACTCAGTGCTTATTTTATTAAACATGACAACTAAAGATGTTTCAAGTGATTCCTATGAGGCGGCGTACAATGCTATGTTGGATGCGCAGGATGCAACTGGTCTGACTGCTGATGATGTAAAAAATCAGAGACAGAGGAGTTTCAATGTTGTGAATAAGTATGTGGAGAAGGCACTACTTCAGAAAGATGTGGCGACAAAGATGAGAGACAAGTGGATCAGTTTTACTAAGAGCAATAAAGAGGAAGGCACTCCCTACAATATTTCTTACAGTTGTGTGATGCTGAACATCATACCGACTGTGCCAAGTACCTACGGTGGTACCGTAGAGATTTCTCTGATCGATTCTGGCCTGTCACTGTTTAATAACGTGTTGCCTGATCAAACTCAGATGATGGAGTTAGGTAAGGGGCCTCAGCTTATGTGTTTCTTTATGCATTATAGCATACCGATCAACGACGAGGGTAGGGTGATTAAGTTGGCGTTCAAGATTGATTGTGAGATGGCTTCACCAAAAATGAGTGTGATGAATGTTTACACTTACTGGACGCAACGTCAAGGTTACCTTTCACTGTATTCGGAACCACAGCGTTCTACTATTTCGAAGTTAGTCGTTGGTTACGATGAAACTTTGAAATTGAAAACGCGTGAAGACGTGCGACGTTTTGCGTCACGGTCTTTGGTTCTGAATAACATGAAGCAGCATGTTCCGAAGATGCTCCCTGAACAAATCAATTTGCTCAAGGAGAACGTTCCACTAAACCGTAAGGAATCTACTGTAGATCTTACTAAGGAGGAGCGTGAAAAACATGAGAAGTTGGAACAGATTCGAAAACAAAGAGCTGTGGCGACTGAGCGCAGTAAGAAGGAGATGCAACAGCGTGAAGCTCAGTTGCAAGCCGAACAGAAGCGCAAGGAGACTGCTGATAAGTTAGAGGAGAAATCGAAACTGAAGAATCAGCGTGAGCATCAGAAGTTGGACTCTGAAAACATAGTGTGATTATTACTATTATACTTTGTATATTGTCTATATATATATGGTGTATGTGTGTATATGTTTATATGTATTGGTTATTGTTGGATAATCTATATTCTAAGCTTTGCATGTGTCATACATTTTGAGTGGTACTATTTTCGTATGTCGGTTTGTATACATATTGTATTATTACCTTGCATATGTTCTACCTTTGAGTGGTACTTTTTCGCACGTAAAATGCAAAATTTAGTCTAGTGTACTGGGCAGAAGTACACCGTTGTTGATACGATAATCAACGCTGATGGTAAATCAGATTCTATTTACCGGAAGATATTCATTCTTCTCAAAAAAGAACGTGGTCTTCACGATAGAAGATGGTGCTTGTTAGTTCACCTAAATCGAACTAACGACGGGGCGTTCCGCAGTACGTTTAAACTGCGGGCTTTCCTCTAGTTTCTACTGATGTAATTTAAAAAAGATCGGTATTTGACTATGATGAGGAGCGACTAGGGGTCGCGGTTGCTAAGACACAGCAATCAAGAGGGGTGCAAATCCCCCCCTGAACCGGAGGGTTATCCGGCCCA